GGATTGATCGACGCGAGGTATGGACCGAGCTAGATCAATCACGGACGGACTCCAACTCTGCACTCCTCCGCAATTGCGGCTTGTTCCGCTGACGTTAATTCACAATCATAAATAACAGCGAAGGCAAAAGGCCCTGCGATTGGGTACGATGCACTCGGACCTATAGCACCAAGAATTAGATCGGCTGCCGTGTTTGACATATAGGTATATCCCTCGCCAGATGCAGTTGAAGCTTCTTCAGATCCGTCAATATACAAAGTAGCATCAGCCGCCCCATCATACGAAAACCCATAGGCATTCAGCACTCCAGACGCAACTGTCGAATCAGAGGTTATATCTCTATTAACTGACCCACCATGCAGCCGCAGCCGTAAGTGACCGCTTGAAAACATAAAAAGCCATTCATAGCTACTCCCCCATTTACCTAGTAACCCTGCAAAGTAGCTAGTATCACTTGGCTTTGCACAAACAACACCGCTGAATTTTTCGTCGGCGCTCCCTGTAGTAAAAGATAGGTCGTCAGCATCCGCTACAACAGCATATCCGTAAAGCGACAGCCAAAACTGAGTTGGTATCGGACCAGTTTCCCAGTCATACTCGTTGACAGAGTAGAGTGTTGCTGTATGGCCGTTTCCTGATCGATCGCGCGTTGTTGATGTTCCCGTCCCTTCCTCAATGTCCCACCACCCAACGATAGGGCAATCATTGCGTGAAACAATGAGATCGAGCGACCACGGATCTATGCCAGCGCACACCAAAGATGGAAGCAGGCAGAATAGAAATATTACCAGTCTCATTTTAATACACCACTCGACAGGATAGACCAACACCGGCAACCGTAGAACCAACCTGGGTTACTTCGACAGTTAGATGCGCTGTATCAGCAAGCTCTGTGTCGCTGAATGTAGGCAGAGATGAGCCGGAGTCGCTTGTGCAATTGACTCCAGCGGCAATTGAGCCATCCGCTGATAACATCGTGGTTCCGTCTTCCTGAACATCAAAAGTAAGCGCAGCCCCAGTTGGTGCAGTTGACACACAGCATTCAAGACTGGAGATAGTCTTTGCCCCATCATAAGCCCATGTGCCTGATTCGTCTCCAACAGCAACTGGGCTAACATTGTTCGTCACAGCAAACTCAGAAAAATCAGAGCCGCCCCCGCCGCCCGCAGGAGTTGCCCACTGTCCATCTCCTCGCCAAAATGTTGACGAGCTCGCGGAGGTCCCGCCATTGAGATTAGCCACAGGGAGGTTGCCTGTAACGCCTGTGGACAACGGAAGCCCAGTAGCATTGGTTAACGTAATCGCAGACGGTGTTCCGAGCGCGGGGGTCGTTAGCGTCGGTGATGTATCGAGAACAATCCCGCCAGAGCCAGTTACGTTTGCGGCAAGGGCAGTCGCCACTCCAGTACCAGGGGTTATCGCAGAGAAGCTACCAGCGCCATCATTCGTTTGCAGATCGCCACTCGACCCTCCAGGCGTAGCACTGCCACTCGGCAATGAGGCATAGTCAATCTTGCTAAGCACCCCAGAGCCATCCCAGATAGGGAGATAGTGCCCTGATCCTGGAGACCCGTCTGCGGCCAAGTCCCCCGGCGCGCATCCAGCATAGGCCCCGGTGCCTGCTGACATCCTGCAAGCGATATCATATTGGTCGATGTCCGCAGCAGTTCCGCTTGGAGGATCTACCCAAGAAAGCTGGCCAGAGCCGTTCGTCTTCAAAACCTGGTCGGCAGACCCATCTGCCTGCGGCCAGCTAAGTCCGTCAAGCACGATGTCCCCAGTGGTATCTGGGGTAATTGCAATGTTGCCGGCGGAAGCAGAGACAATGGAATGACCATTGACATCGAGATCACCGCCAAGCTGCGGAGTAGTATCGCTTACAACATCCCCGCCAGGTGGCGTTGCCCATGAACCATCGCCGCGCCAGTATGTTGAGGAGCTTGCGGAAGTCCCGCTGTTGAGGTTGGCAACAGGGAGGTTCCCGGTAACGTCGGCCGCCAGGTCAACCGCCCCGAAACTTGGAGTGCCAGCAGCATTGCCGTGCAACACCGTCGTCGTGGTCCCCTCGTTATCTAGGGCCGACAGGGGAATGCTTGTTGGTGCTGGAAGATTCCCGACATCGCACTTGCGCAACTCTCCAGTGGCGAGCGCGCAGAGCAGAAAATCCCCGGATTCTGGGGCTGGCTCGTCCGTTAGGTCAGACACGGCACCACAATCGATCGGCCCTGACCCGGATGCAGACCGATATGCAACGTCCCATTGGTCGCACGCTGCATGCGCAAACAAGCTCGTAACAAACAGCGGCACAATCGCCGCGAATTTTGAGAATTTTCTTTTCATGGCATCACTCTTCTGTAAGACTATCACCAGACATAAGCCTGAACAAAGACTCGTCGCTTATCGATTGTGAGAATGTAGCCGACGAATAGACGAACAAACCCTCATACACCGGGCCAGGGTTTATATGAAACAACTCATTAATGCCTGGCCCTGAAATCTCAACCATAAAACCAGGGACTGCAGTTATCTCAGTTGAAACTATCGCGGCACTGACACTTAGATAAAATTTACCATTGTTTTGTCGTGCGCGAAAACTAACAAGCCAATCGTGGTCTGAAGCGGCATAGTTTGACCTATACGTTTCGGCCCCCCCAGAAAGAATACGATCAAGAAGAATACTTTGTTCGTCAATATCGAATGTTATATCAAACAAGTCAGTATTGTAAGGCTCAAATAATGGCGAGCTATTGTAGAAATCTGTATCAAAATCAGCTATAAATACTGCGGTAAAATTAAATTGGTTATAATAAACCCAATGCTGAACGTAATACCCATAAAACATAAACAGCGGACATTCCCTCGGGTTCGACACAAATCCAATAACAACAGGAGAGTCTTTGTCTTGCCCCGTGAATTTAACTACAACATTATCTCCAACATCAAATGCATCAGCGTCACAACTCATATATGATACTGGCACATCGTCATAAGAGTCATTGTAATATGTTGGCAGATGAGACGCTATCCCGTAATACTGGCAATTTGAATATGATTTGGTGATCTCCACCGAGCATGTGTTTGCATCCTTGTCGAGGCTGGTTATCTCTCCAATCTTATAGGTCGGAATCCACTTCTGCCAACCAGGAAATACGGCCCAATTAACAAACGCTCCTGAAACCGTAAGAGAATATGGAGACTGCAAGCATCCATCTCTTGATTGATTGTATACAGCAGATCCAGAATACCCAGGCTGTATTATTCTGCTCTCCTCTGTTTGGCCATCAATTTCAATTATTCCGACATCTCCGGACAGATCTTCGGTTAGATCAGCGCACCACGCGGAAACCTCGTCTTCCGGCAATTTAGCCGACTCAAGCACCTGGATTTTCTTTTCTTTGCTGAGCTTTCGAGCTTTGAAAATCTTCAGCTCATATGTCGCCTTACGCCAAGCTTGAGATTGTTTGGCAAGTTCTAGCACAGCATCGTTTGCCGCCTTAACTTCGTCCGTAGGGTCTCCGTCGCGTACTTTAATTGATGTGTTGAGCTTATCCATTGCACTTTTGACATTAGCAATCTCATCCTTGAGATCATCATCTCCGCGACTAATCGATGTTCTTAGCTCATCAATTGATGTATTGACGTCAGCAATTTGATCGGATAGATCTATCTCCCATTGAGGATCAATGTTGCGTATCTCTGTAATCAAATCAGACAGAGCAGACTCTAGCGCAGCAGTACGGTCATACATCTCCCATATCCCTGCGGCTGTATTGATCTCAAGGCCACCTATGTTCGTAACCAAATCATCTCTCTCTGAGCCTACGTTATCTTTTTTTGCCGTAATCGCATCCTGTAGCGCGGAAGCTGAGTCAAGGCTTTGGGTAACTCCATCAGCAAATTCCGCGTCATTATTCTCCGCCTGCTCAACTAATGCATCAGACTCAGCCTGCAGTGCTGCAATTTTGTCAGAAAGTAGACCGTCCGTATCCTTGATAGTAAGATCTTCATTAAGCGTTGTGGTGCTGTCGTTGTTAACGATCGAGCTATCCCGCATGAATCCATATAATGGGGTCCCCTCTGTGCTTAGAGTGCTAATGGCAGAATTCACAGCAGAGATGTTTTCGGTTATATACTGAGTCGCGTTGTCGCCAAGATTATCTCTTGCGATTTCAAGGTTGTGGATAGCATCGTTTACAGCATCTCGTAGCGGCCCCAAGTCAGCTTCCAGCTCATCAGCCTCTGCTTGCTTATCCTCAATATCAAACTCGAGCTCGATGATTTCCCCATTTAGGGCGTCAATCTTTTCATCGATTTTAGAGTTGTCCGGGTAAAGAACTATGTCATATAACCCATCAGTTCCACCGCCAGATATCGTTGCTCTGCTCATGCCGCCTCGGCAACCTCAAACGTCTCGGATCTGGTATTCGCATACCAGCTTATCGAGTCCACAACAAACTCATCGCCATAAATCTGGGCAGTGTCACCCGGCCTTATCTGATTATGCGGAGAGCAGCGATAACGCCTTGACCCGTTCCTTATGTTTCTATAGCTTGCTCCAGACAATGCAACGGTATGCGGTATCCCATTTGAGGTTGTCCTGTGCCCAGTGAGCGTTATTGAGTAACCTCTACTTCCCTGATATAGCTCAATATCCTCAAGGTCAACGCGCATTACCTCGCCAGATGATATCTCGGACCCATCTATTCCATAAATTGTCCGCGTCAATACTAGCTGGCCGCTAGATCTGTCGGAAATATCATCATAATAATCAGCGCCATTAGGCACAGTCACAGATAGATATGTTGGCTTGCCCGATCGGTATCTAGCCTGGAAAGAAGAAATCGGAATCGTGAGATCAGTAGTACCAGTGAGGACACACGTATAGCGCGAAGAGTACGCTGCCTCGGCAGAGATTGTCGCCTGGGCTGGTGACCCATTGATCAGCGAGCCATTAATTAGCGCGCCATTGATCAACATTACGGCGGAGTCCCGACTAGGTTATCTGTGATATCGATTATCTCATTATTGCGCCAAGCATATATTCGATCATCGGCGTCCGGCAGAGCTTCCCACGCCGAGAGTCTATCGAGCGTCCCCGCAGTGATGTACGCGGATACCGACGATCCTACTGCGAAAAATGTTGGAGCCGTAGTGCTCTCCTGCTCCCTCTCTACTGTTAGAGTATTCCCTGACCGGGCTGTCATCTTGACGATTTCGATGGTAAGTCCATCAGTGATGGTCAAGAGCTCGTAGGCACCTCCAGACGGCGACGAAAAGACAGACCCATCCGCCACCACGGCAGATGTAGCAGCAGTCGTCAGCGCCGTGGTGAGTGTCGTCTGCGCGTTATTGGAGAAATTTTGCTGCGCCATCTCAGGATGCCTCTGTGCGATCGGCAGTGACCAAGAGCCGCAACTGGCCGCCACCGCGGCCCATGCGGAACGATGCCGGCGCGACTTCCCACGCCGACTCTGATGTATAGAGCCATAGGCGCGCATATAGCGCGACCCAGTCTTTTATTGTATTAACTGACGCAACTGGCAGATCAACCAATGACAGATCAAAAGTCCTGTCAGCGGCAGAAGATCCAGAATCATAGATGGATGCGCCTCCATCGAGCGTGGGAGTTCGCTGCGATCTTCGGTCTACCGAATCAATGTCGGTTTCAGCGCTGAGTCTGAGCTCGATTGTTCCGGTCAGAGAATACGTCGGTGTCGTGAGCCATGCGCGTCTAATCATACCGAGCACCCGAGCAGCCATTGCTGCCCTTCCTCGTTTGCTCTCACCTGTATTTTTTCAAGTACAGTATAGAGCAGTTCATCTAATATTGGCTCTAGCCCATCAGTGTTAATGGTAATTAGTGGGTCTTGATTGTTCAACCGATCCGTTTTTGCTTTTATGTTTTCGATTTGCGCATCAAGTAATTCTTTTTCTTTTTCCCACTGTTCTTGCTGCAGTTTTAACTGCTTATTCATGATCTCCTCAAGCACATTTGCGCCATGCGAGTGATCATTTAGGCTAGCATATGCGCTTGCCAACTTTCCGATTAGGTCAGTAGTTGCAGCGTAAGTGCTTCCTATGGCCTCAAATGCGGCCACAACTGTTTTAGCGTCTGCCTCTATTTGCGCAACATTTATTTCAACGGCAAGCTCTAGCGTCTTTATTCTCTCGTTTGACGCAATTTCCTCCATTTTCGTCTCGTATTCAACGAGAGCATTAACGTCCTTTTTTATTACGTCAATCTTGTCTTCTTCCGATTTTACGATACTCTTATTTGCTGAATCGTAATCTTTGCTCAAATCAATAGCCGCGCCAATCTCTCCTGTCGTCTCATTCATTACGACGGTCAGATTTTTTTGCGAGTTAGCTGCCGAATCAACACTATCTGCTTGATTATCAAATTCCTCATTAATAATCTTCGTTATATTTGCAACTCCTTGCGCTACATCAGCAGCGTCAATCATTGCTTGAGATGTTTTATCTATTCCGTCAGTTACTGCGACGTATTTCTTTGTATTTTCATCAAGCGCAATTGTTCCGTCTGCTATCGCCTTCCGGTAATCCTCTGCGCTATAAATACCAATCCCAGTTTGCTCTGTTACTCGCTTCAGAGCCTCGGTCATTTTGTTCGAGTTAAGCTCGAAATCTTGGGCGGCATCCTTTTGTGAATCTAGCTCCTCCGTCATGGGGTCGAGCGCTTTAAGGAGCTCCGTCACAGCATAGGTTATCGCCGCCGCCGCCGCCGCCGCCGCCGTAAATGGATTAACTAAAAGTGCCGCAGCTCCACCTACAGAACTCAATCCGCCTGCAAGCGTGGTGAGATACTTTGCTCCAGCGATAGCCCCGAGCGCTCCGCCGAACCCTTTGATAGCATCGACAACTGGACCGAGATATCCAGACAGAGTATTGATATTTGTACCAAACCCCAGGATTTCCCCGACTAATTTCTGGATCTCGGAATCTGAGCTTGCCGCCTGTAGCGCCCACTCCGCGAACTGTCTTATCAGAGGCCCTATTTGATCGAATATCCCGGCGGTCACTTGAAGCAATGACCCGCCAACGTTGACTATCCCCTGAAGAGCATCCCTGAGACCCTCAGGCGTTGTCAGATCAACACCATCGAATATAGTGGAAACAGATTCTCCGATAGACCTGAACCCCTCAACTATAGGCCCCCAGTCGAGGCCCTCGAATGCAGCGGGGAGGTTTTTGGCGATTTCGTTGAGCTGCGTCGAGAAAGACTCCATGAGCGGACGCAGAAGGTCGAATAGGGGGGCGAGCCCGCCAGAGGAAACAACCTGATCGAAAGATACGGCGAGATTCGTTCCCGCATCTACCGCCCCCTTCATATTCGACAGAAACTCGGTCCCTATCGTTGCGCCTAGATCCTTCATCTGCGCGGAAAAGGATTGCGCCTTAAATGCCCCTGTCTCGGTTACCCTAGCGAATTCGTCGGTTGCCGACTTGCTCTTTTCAGTTGCATTGGTATAGGCGTCCATGACGCCAGGCCAGTTATTGAGAAGAGCTGAGAAACGGTTACTCTGATCTGATCCTGCAATGACGGCAGCGGTAAATGCTTGCTGCGTTGACGTGAGAGCCGGCCATTTTTGCGCCAACGCTGTGATTATGTCCCTAGCAGGGATCATCTCGCCATTGGCATCTTTCTGCGCAACACCAAGTAATGCTAGTTGCTCGGAGACTTTCTTTGTTGGATTAACGAGATTGTTTAGCGATGTGGTAAGCGCGCGCCCAGCCTCCTCGCCAGATCCGGTTGCCTCGACGACAGGAGTAAGCCAGGAAAGCATCTCCTCGAATGAGAGCCCGCTTTGCTGGGCAGCTGGTGCGAGCTTTTCCATGCCCTGGACGAGCTCCTCGAACGAGGCTCCGCTATTGTCAGCCACGCTATTGATGGCATCGAGCTTGCCGCGCATGTCATCCGCCGAGAGCCCGAATCCCTGCATGCTCCGGAGCAGAAATTGCGTAGCATCTTCCAGCGAAAGCTCGGAAACTTGAGTCGCGAGAAGCGCATCGCTCGTGAGAGTGAGCGAAGCCGCAATATCTTGCCCGCTCTTGCGGAATTCGGCTCCAGCAGTGATCGCCGCTGTAGTCGTGATTCCGTAGGTATCGCCTATCTTAGCAAAAGCGGCCTTGTACTGCTCTGCGCTACCCTCCCCGTCGCCGAGCTGCTTATCGAGATCTGACAGTGATGATTCGAGCTCTACTGCTTGCTTGAGCGCAAGCGCGGCCATAGCGATACCTGCAGCAGTAACGCCTGCCTCGAATTTGAGTAAACCAGTGGTAATGTCTGCGAGCGGCTGTGTGGCCTTTTCAAGCCCGCCAGTAAATTTGTCGAGATTTTTTGATATTGTCGCAATAGCGCTAGACGTGTTGTCTGTCGCATCGAATACAATCTCAATGATTTTCTGCAGGTCGGCCATTGCTATTTGCGCGCTCCGGACACCGGATTATCCTTATAGTGCATTGCCCACAGCTCCTGTTCGGTTTCTGTTAGCCGCCCTTGTGGAAAAACATCCGGCCTCCTCTCATAGAGGAGACCGCCTTGTAGTCGGCACAGAGCCAACGACGCCCTTACTGACTGATCGGAGTAGAGTCTGACTGCGTTTTTTTTACCTCCGATCCATCTCCGGCAAGCTCCATGATTGCATTGGTAATCGAGTAGAACAGAACGGGATGATGTTCTGCGAGCCAAACAGCATCTTGCTCCTCGCATACCGGATCGACGGAGCAAAGCACGAGCAGATCCATGCGCCTGGCAATGTCCGGCCTGAGATCGCCGTTGAGACCGAATTTTTCTCTAAACTCGGAGACGATCTTGCTTTTCCCGCCCTTGGCCAGCGCCTCCACAAGCCCGTCCATTTGGGCGCGCCTTTCACGCGATTCGTTGGCTATCGCAAGCTCGTTAGCGGTTGGCGCCCTAACCGTCCAGGCCGGGCTCTCATCGCCATCCGTGGCGAGCGCTGGTGCTGGTATCGACCTAGTGCGCTGAGCCCACTCGCGCCCTCTCAGTGTTGCTAGATTGATCATGATGCGTGATCCGTGCCGATCGTCTCAGCGGAGATCGTGCATGCGAGCTCAATCTGGTCGTCAGCGGGGAATGTCCTGGAAATATCAAGCCTGCCCTGAACCGCATGGAATGGGTTCTTCAACCGATCCGGGTAGAACTGGAACCACAGAGTCTCTCCAGACAGACCAACCAGCCCGTCTGTGACGCCATCCTCGGGGTACGCCTTGAATGAGCCTTGACCAAGCGAAACAGATGTTGCGGCAATCGTCTGCCCATAAATCTGCTTGGAGTTGACGGAGGCACTATTCCCGGGAGGAACGAAATCCACACACTTCTGGACATTGGCCATGCTGGCAACGGCATAGCTGGCGTATACCCGCTTGGGCAGGTCGCCAGTATGCGCGAGCGGGAGGGCGCCTGCCAGCGTGACCTTGCCATAACGATAATCGATGACATCGATTGCAGGGTAATTGGACTCTTCCCTATGCGTTCCGGGGAGGGAGAAAATCTCGCTCGCAGTAATCGGTGCCGCGGTGTCGCTAGTGACCCTGACCTGAGCGACTTCGACGCTGTCAACAGGAATATAAGGAGGGCCGCCGGCGCCGCCACGGGTTGACGAGAATGCAGTAGTGGCGCCATCAGTACCGGCCACCACGGCATAGGCACCGGAGCTGTTGATGGTGATCGAGTTGATTTTGCTGACGGCACTCGCGGGTCGCGTGATAGACAGGTCGGTATCAGCCGCAATACTTGTCGCTACGCCGTTGAGATTAACCAGCGCCGCATCGGCATCAACCACATCGTTGCTCCCAGATACAGCGATGGAGACATCGCCACCATTGACGATCCCATTCGGGAGCACCGATGGAGCGTACCCGGAACGCTGAGACCAATAGGCGTTACTGGACGTGAAAGTTGTGTGATCACCGGAATCGGTGAGGGTCCCCATTGCATGGGATGTTTGGGCGGCTTCATATTTAAGCCTGGCTTCTGATGCAGTTGGCATCTTGTTCTCCTGATAGGTTATGACGGAGCGCTTTCTGGATCGCCTCTGGCGATAGAAAATTTCACGAGATAGTTGACCTCTACGGAGGCGATCTCCTTCGCCTCCTCGTGGTATTGAGGGTTCGCGCCCTGGTATGAAATACCTTGGGTTAGACCCTCAAGCGTTGTATCCCTACCCTCCATGATCTGTCGGATATCAGCGATCATCGCATCAATGATCGCCCATTCGGCATCTGACTCAGAATAATCGACAGTCGTTTCGTTGCGGTTGACCGCGCCAACGATGCTGTACTTCGCCTCTGTGAGCGATTCTCCATATTTCGAAGTTCCGGATTCAGATCCTGGAACAACGAATATCGATGGAACCTCATCAGGATTCCCACGCAACAGCCCGACGTTGATGGTTGACCCAATGTCAGTCCGATAGCCGCCGGCGACAGTAATCTGCCCAAGCATCGTCTTGATGCGTCCTGTGATTTGTGTGCGCAGGTAACTCATTTGTACTTTTCGAATATCTCGTCAATGGCCTTTTCTGTTTCCTTGACGAGATTGATGTCAATTTCCTTCTGCGCTCTCTCATAAAAAGCAAAGCGCTTTGTGTAGTGGATGGCCGGGCGAAACCAGATAATAGGAACAAACCCTCCCGCATCAACCCTGAATATGCCGCGCCACTTTTTATCCTCTGCCTCAAGGTATATGTACTTGCCTGCGGTGTTGCCTTCATACCCGCCTGTCGCTGCGCTGATTATTCCTCCAGGGACATTTCCATACGCGTCAAGAGGAGTAGGGCTTGCCGGAACCCATGTCCACCCGCTGGGCAAAAGCCCGGCTCGCGCAAAAATCTTCTCTGACCGTCTCATCCTTGTCCTGATCCCGCCAAAAATCTGGACGCCGAGATATCCTTTGTCATCTTCTCCGGGATTACCGCCGAAGCGATCCTCGAAATAGACCCGAGCTTTTTTCCCTGTTCCGACGTTGCTCTTAGTATATGTAAGCGAGCCCATAGCCCACGGGGTGGGCCTGTCGAGGTCAGCCTGCATCTCGAATTGCTCTCCTTGGCGAACGAGATATGCTGTGCTGTTTTGACCCTTGGCGATTGCGTAAGGAAGTCCGCCGCCAATTCCAACAAGCGCAGCCTTGACAGATTCAATCTGCACTTCTGGGATTTTGAGCGAAAACGTCATACTTCTTCAATCGTCCAAGTCTGCATATGCTCGTTTGTCGGCTCGATGAGCTCTTGTAGGGACCAACACGCACCATCAACTGTGCGCGTAATCGTATCCCCCCTATACGGTGAGCCAACATCATCGATGATCAGCGTAGCGACGAGACGAGGCGCACTAATCGTCACAGAGGAAATGGTAACCCCCACGTCGCGCTTAATAACTGCATACGTCGAAACGTCACCAGAAGAGCCGGCGAACGTTATCGCATCACCGGCGAGCCTGATGCCATCACGGATGGCTGCTTGCATTATACTATACATCTACTTGTCTAGCTATTCATCAATTCGCATCAGAAGCAGCAGAATCCCCGGCTGCATCAATTCCGCCAGCATAGGATTCCGTATACTCTTCCATTCCTTGATCCTTGAGCCATGTTCGCCAAACACCCTTGAGCTTTTGGATATAAAACTTGCTCTTCTCGGAGTTAGTAATGTTGTCGGGATCTTCCGCAATCGCCTGGCACGCCCGCAAGAAGTGAGCACAAACCCGGTCACGAATCCTATCGAGCTTATCGGAGTCGGCTTGCACGGTGTCATCTAGCGAGCTGTTTTTGAAATTGGCGACAATCGCACCGTAGCGGTTATTCATGCCGCTCTCGGGGGCATACGTTGTGGCGTAGGCTGCAGAATATGCAACAGCCATTAACAAGATCATGCCGAACATGAACCAAAAATACGAAATCAATGCTTTCATTTCAATTGTCCTCATTTCCACACTGGAATCCAAATAGTTGCTCCAGTTGAATCTTTCATCTTAAGCCAGCCATTTTGCGCTGCAGTTGTAGGCCCACCAGTAGACCCCGCCATATTCGCAGTAAATGCTGGCGTAGATCCGCCATCAGTAGCTGTATTGAGGGCCGTTGATGTCTGTAACGCCGGAGTCACGACTGTCCCAGAAGTCTTAACCTCAACCACATTCGTGTCACCCAACATAACTTGGTTGTCTTTTGTTGGCTCGGCATTGTACCCAAGAGCGGTAACGTTGGTGAAATCGTTTGAGTTTGCGTAGAGAGTAGTTGTTCCGCTTGAAGTAATGTTTACCCCCAACGGCTGAAGCGTGTTGGCATCTACTGATTTGAAGGTATACACGCTACCATTAGAGAGTCCACCTACTCCAGCCGCACCAACTTTAAGCGGTTTATACGTTCCGATTGTGATTCCGTGCCCGGTTACAGTCACTGTTTCTGCACCTGAATCGGCAGATGTAACAGAATAGCTAGTTCCGTTCACCCAATTATCATAGGCTCCGTACCCAATAGCAGTGCTGTTATTTTTGCTGTTATATTGGGCTGATGATCCACCGCTGGCTATTACATAGTCTCCGGTGTTGTTTTGGGCAGAAGCTGATCCGATTGAAGTTACATTGACCCCGGTGTTGTATCTAGCAGAAGACACCCCATGAGCCGTTAAATAGCTTCCAACATTATACCTACCAGAAGATGCTCCAATTACAGTTGTAAAGTTTCCTGTGTTGTTTTGGGCGGAATACACTCCACTTGCCGTTAAGCTGTTTGCGGTATTGTTGTAGGCGGAGTTAAATCCATTTACCGTCACAGAATCTCCAGTATTGTTTTGAGCCGAACTATATCCATTTGTCGTCAAATAATCGCCTTCGTTGCTATAGGCAGATTCTCGCCCATATGCCGTTACAAAGTTTCCAGTGTTGTATCGGGCGGAAGAATATCCGGTTGCCGTTAGATTATCTCCTGAACTGTTATAAGCGGCAGCATACCCAATTGCGGTCATATTGCTTTGTGTTGTTACACTGTCCCCAGCCCCAATGCCCATAAACGTATTGTAGTACCCTTCGGTACCTGACGTATGGCTTAAGCTCCCTCCACCATCCCCTACCACCAGGGTTCCGTCAAGTGATACGCCAGGGTTATAGAGCGACTGCACGCCATTTTGGTAAATCTTTCCATACACATCCAGCTGTGAATTAGCGTTTGGAGACGTGGTATTTAATCCTGTTGCTCCAGTGCTTGTATCTACAAACAGATCGTTTGTATTTACACTGAAATCACCATCCGTCGCTCCAGTAAGATCAATATTGAAGTCGGCGTCGGTGCCGAGGCAGGAGAGATTCAGCCCACCATCAGCAGCAGAGACCCACGTACAGTAATTCGAGACGTCGTACCCAAGCTTGAATGTGTACGCAGAATCGTCGTAAGTAAACGTAGACGCAGCCCCTAAAACTCCAGAATTGTTGTACTGAATCTGCGTATCAGACCCGGATGGAGTAACAGAACACGAACCACTAGCGCAAGAGATGTTCGTCCCTCCTGCTCCATTTATCTCGCCTTGCACATAAGCTGTAGTTGCGACACTTGTATCATTGTCATCCGCGCTAGGGGTGGTTGCTGTAGAAGCGCCCAGCGCCCAGCCAGTTACAGTAACACTATCCGCAATAGTCGCAGCGAATGACCCTGTACCTGATCCCGTTACATCACCAGTAAGGGTGATGGTCTGATCTCCGGAGTTCGTCCCTGAGAGGTTATTACCGCTTATGTCTCCTGCGAACGTAGCAGTTTTGTCGGGGCTTATGGTAAGCGCCGTAGTTGGGTTAGCGGTGCCATCCGCCGCAACCTGAAACAGCATGCTAGTTGGCATATCCCCCACGCCGGGAGTTCCATCTACCCGAGCGCGAATGCGTGCACCTAGATAATACGAGGATGTGTTCCAACCGCCGAACATGATCTCTCCGATATCATCGGTGTCGATCACGTCACCATGCGATGAGTCGTTGCTGTGCGAACGCACCAGGACAAGCTGGTTGGCGTCTGATGTGGAGTGGCGGTGCAACACAAGCTCCGCATCTATCGCGCTCCCAAAGTCATTAATCTTTGTGACCGCGGTATAAGGAGCTCCATTCAGTTGGATCGACCCTGATTCAAGCCCAGGATCTCCGACGTTGAAATCACCGGTAAACGTCCAGTCTCCAGTGACTGTTGGGCTGCTGCCAGCGGATAGGTAAGCGGCTGCAGCGTTCTCGGCCTCGGTCCAAACATCAAAACAGGACTCAACTGCGCCTGATGCATCAACGCCAAGCGGGGCATTACCGGAGGAACAGTTACCACCATTCGCAGCGAGCGCAGTGGCGGTTGCGGCAAGGTCGATGGTTATGTCGTTCGGGACAAACGAATCCGGTATCGTTGCCCAGGTTACTGCAGAAGAAAGATCGTTAACCTCGGCGGAAATATATCCGGCCGCCGTGTTCTCCGCCTCGGTCCAAACGTCGAAACAGTTCTCAGAAGCGCCGGCTGCATCTACCCCAAGAGGAGCATTCCCGGACGAGCAATTCGCTCCATTTGCGGCTAGCGCCCCTGCTGTGTCAGCGTCGCCACCAGAGACAGTCAGCGCTCCATCTGCAGCCAAACTCGCATCACCACCAACCGACTGCGAAGCAAAGGTGCCGTCTGCTTGCTCAACTGGAATGTCTCCAGCAGCACCAAAGGCAGCCAAAGGAACAAAAAGCAGTAAGGGAAGAAGCTTGTTCATGGATTGATTATCTTGTATGTGATGTCCACCCACGCACCATCCTTATAGGCATAATAGCTTCCATCGGATGGAGGAGCGCTAACAATGGTGCCGAGCGCTGCTAGCACATCATCCCTAATCGCGCCTGCAGTGGAAGATCCTGGCGTTATCGTGCCCCCAGCTAAGAATGTCGCCCAATCGATAGACCCGCCAGAACCGACGTTTGTGCGTAATTTCTCTCGAAATCTCGTAGATCTGTGTAGGATCGTGACCAGATAGTAAGTGTCCGCTGATGCAGCTGACCCGGCAGGAGCAATCCCCTCGATCTCCTCATTAGGCCAAATCGAGATGATCTGCGACTCATCAGACATCGATACCTGCACCCGATCCATGATCGGATCACCATCTGGATCTGTCAGTCCGGTAACGCGCCTGTTGTACTGATCCACCAAATCAATCGTGATATCGACATCAATCCCTTCGCCAGAGGGGGAAATGAATGGCTGGATAGTGAGTGATCGCGATGGCATCGGATTATTAGGAGGCAGATCGAATAGCAATCTCGAATGCGCGTGCATAGCCGGCGATGTCGGCAGCTCGGTCCATGCCATTAACGATGCGTCGGGCATGCAAGTAATCGGACCTGTGTCCGTCAATATAATCGCAGAGGCGCTTGCCGGTATAATCGCCGTCGCGCATACCCAAGACGCAAATCAGCGCAGACGTCTGTGGGTCCAGCGCCATGCTCGGATCATCATGCACGGCATATGGCACGAGGGTTGGGCGCAACGGATGGTGGACCAGCTTCTCCTGTTGGCGCACATAGTTATGCTCGTGGGTAAGCTGCACGTCACCGCGGCCGAACCAGGCTCGACCCTTTGCGTCTGGCCGCCAATAAGGATGTTTGACCCACGTGAGCTGGCCTTTGGACCAGGCATAATCTAGTCGGCTGATAGCCTGCTTGTCGCTGTCCGCGAATGTCTCGCGCACCGGCTGCATGCGTTGCCCTGTCTCGTGATAGACGGTTGCCAGCACATAAGCGGTCTGCTTGATGGACAGCTCGGCTCTGGCGCATAAGTCGCTGATACGCTTGATACCATCCACCTGGGACTGACTCAGGCTCCCTCTGAATAGCCTATTCCGGACAATCGCGTAGAATACAGCGCTTTCTGCTTTTGGATGATCGCTCATTACAATACCTTCATCAGCACGATCTGGATAATGGTATCGATAGCGACCCCAAGCAGGGGAGAGACGGCCCCAGCTTCGCTTTTCACAACGCCGCCGGTGATCGATGCCAGATCGCGGAATTCGGCGAGTGCCGCTTCACGAACTTTTTGGCGCTTCTCTTCTCCACTGAGGTCCTTGTCGAGCAGGTCAAGTACCAACTTCTCGACACGGTCAAAAAGGTCGCGATCAAAATATTGACGCGCAATCTTGTAGAGTAAGGACAGGAGTAGACTTTTGACCATCGATCTTACCCAATTATGTTCATCACAACTGTCGCGGCGACAAAAAGAAACAGCACGATGGCGTAGATCAAGCATGCAGCGAAGGCGACATAGGCAGTAGCGAAGAGAGTCGCTCCGAACTTGTGCATGGTCTTCTTACCTCTCAATAGGTGCATTTTATACCGGGGCGCAATGGTGACCATTCAATTGATCCCCATGAATCTTTCGTAATTCCCCGGCTCTGGACGACCTCTTTGATTACCGACGTCAGCGCTCCCCCCGTTCCCGAGATGGTCGGGGCGCACTTGCTTAGCGTCAGGCGATCCCTCGTTGTCGCGCATCCCGACAACAGGATGATCAGGCAAAGACAAAGGATAGGCTGTAGTATCGATTGCTGCATCATTCTGCAAGTCCTCCAACCCTTGGTCGATAGCCTTGCCCCAGCCGACCTTACGAGAAGTCGCCCAGGTGCTCCAGGCGTGATAGGCGGCGAATGCAATCCATGCTGCGGCGGTCATTACCATAACCGTGAGTGATTGGCTTATGCCGTAGCATTTGTCGTCGAGTGCGCACGCAACCTCTCTAGCAGCCATCCCGAATGCTACAAAATTCACGATGGCGACTTGTAGGCGCTTTACGCGCACTGGGTTGGCTACGATCCTGCCCTTCTTGATCGCTTTAGTACCGGCAGCAATCAGCTTAATCGGATTCATTTAGAAGCCTCGATACCAACAGTAATCAAATAAAATATCTTCACAAACCACCAAGACCGTATCGGCTGCGTTGTTTTTCGGCGTCAAGATGTCCCTCGATCCTGGATATTTCTCCCTCGACGGCTCGTAACCTTGAGTCGAAGGCGCCGAGCTCGCCATCGCGCTTGTCACAATCTGTAACGATATGTGTGAGGACAGGATCAACAGTAGTCCAGCGCCAGCGCCATAGCTCACCGTGCGAAACAACGAGAGTCCAGATCGCGGCAGCAAAAAGCCAAGCGACCTTCTCAATGTGCTTTTCGTAGAAGCACTCGAGCAGTTCTTTGAGCCTGTCCCTGAAGCTTCCGGGCATTGGGACATATCCTCTACTTCTCCGAATGATAGATATGATCAAGGCCAGCGCGGATTAATTTGCGAATCCGCGCTGGCTAATGACATCTTACAGATCACGCGGTGATATTTCCTAGCGTGTAGAGCGCGCCGGAGAAGATCACAGCCTCATCGACGTGATGCCTGGCCCGATAAATCTGGGACCTGATTGCCTCCTCTCTGTATTGCTCGATGACGAGCTCTTGAGGAGAATCCTCAATCCAAAGGAACGTCCGTCCATATACCGGCTCTCGCAACCTCTGCCCGCCTGAAGATACGCGCACCAGGGAGAAATACTCATCGTCCCACAGATCCGAGATCGAGAAGGACTGGCCCTTCTTGGCGCTGTCCTTTACGGCACCGCCTACGAGAAGGTTATCGAGCCCGAAATACTGAGCGACCATTCGCCTCTGGGCGTCCGCTGGCAGCAACTCGATCGGAGTGGTGTACTGCAGTTTGTCCTGGAGCTCCGCCGTGGCGAGGAGATTCTCAAAAACCTTGAGCGAGCAAACTCCAACATTCGGGACGAGCCCGGATGCCGCACGCATTGCCTGCTTGGCGGTCTTGACATCATCATATGGCGTTGCACTGGCCGCCGTAGACCATTCGGTGCTCACCGAAGAGTCCGCGCTGGCCTGGACAAGAGCTTGTACGCGCGCCTCGTGCGCTCGCAGTATGTTGTCGACGGCGATCTCGGTTGCGATCACCTCGGCATCAAAAAACCGCCGGTAGAGCCTCGACTCCACATCGTCAACAGGCTGCTCAAAACCATACTCCTCGCAAGAGTAAGAACCGGTCTCGAACTTCCAGTCGCCGCGGTTATATGCACCCTGCGCAGTCCTACGCACGTCCGGAATCTTGAGCAGCGATTCGATCGGGATTACCGGATAGTCCGCGGACTGGTCCATTACCTCGAAAATCGGCAGGATGTCGAGCCCGATAAATCCGCGCTCGGACTCGGACATCATGTACTCATAGGCAACGCTCCCGAGGTCGGGGCGCTGGATAGTAGTCGAAGAAGTCGGCCTAGGCATGGTAAATCCTCCTTATGCCGTTAAAAGGGCGCGGGTGTATTCGACCCACACGCCGTAGATGTAAACGGCATCGCCGTCGTTAGTGCCGCCGAGAGTGAAGACGGCAGTAAGAGCCCCAGGCGCAGCCAGAACACCATCGTTACCGCAGGTGAAAGTAAGCTCCGAGGCAGCTTGCGTGATCGCCTGAGCGGCGGTGTCCTGGATGTCCGCATTCCCGGTATCACCAACTGCAACCGGGTAGACTTCGCAATCCAGCGTGAGCGAGTCATTGTCGGCGCTCTTTCCGGCCAGGACGTGAATGATCACATCGGCAGAATCGTCGAGATCCTGGGGAACGGGAACCTGAAACGCGAACGTCTCTGCAGCCGCATTCACCGGGATATCAAGCACGAGCTCCTTGTCCGAAAGTTGAGCAAAGCCAGGGGTCGTGCTCGCCTGCTTAGTAAAGTACGTGCCGTCATCGTAGGTAAGGGCCCCAAGCGGAACCGGGATGGTGGCCTGGGCGGTGAGTAGGTCCTGGTAGATTTCAGCAAGAGCCGCCTCGACAGTCGCTGTAGAGGTAAAGCCGCCGGTGTCTGCAACAGATACTGTGCCGGCAGTCGTAGACAGTACCGCAAACGGGGCCATCTCGATGATGTCTCCAGTTGCAGTGGCAGCCTCGACAGCAATGCCGATCGCAGAACCGGATGAAGTGTCGCTAACCTTGCCGGATGCCGCGCCGTAAAGCGTGGCTCCGCGGGCGAAGGAGTCTGCAGCAACGACCTCAACCGTTCCGGGGGTCGCCGTGATTTTGACGGTAACAGGAGTGCCGTCCGAAACCGCAAACTGAGTCACACCGATGTGCTGCTCGCCAGCTCCTGCAGCAACAACCTCTGGCGGGTCCATCGTGGTCCCGCCCTCGATCTTGACTCGGATATTCTCACCAAGATCCTCGCCTGCGATAAAGGTTCGCAAACCGCTGTTTTCGCTCATTTACTTCACCTCTGAAGTGGGAGTTTTCATTCCGCCAGCAACCCACTTCTGATGAAGCTCTGGGTTCTCTCTAGCGATCTTGATAATAGCCTTTCCTCGCGAAAGGCCACCATTCATGGCGTCCTGTACGGCGGCACTGAACGAGAGCTCGCTGCCATCATCGGAGCCACCAGAAACGGGCGGGCTTGCAATCGGCTGTTGCCGACCACCACGGATCTCGTCCAGTTGCTGCGCCTGCATGGTGCTTTCCGCGTTTAGCAGCGCAATGGCCGTCTGCTCCAGGGAGCTTCCGTCCTTGATCGCCGCCTCAATCACATCCCGATGATGGTCGGCCATGGACAGAGACAACAGGCTGGAGATGCGTGAGCGCTCATCAGCGGCGCCAGCGGCCTTTCCTTCCTCAAAGCCTTTCGTCCTGCCGAGAGCCCAAACCTCATCGTGCAGAGCCGGATTTCCGGACTGAAATTGCGCGATCGTCATGTTGCCGATGGCATCGGCGAGATCGGTTTCATTCATGGCGCTAAATACCTTAGCTGAAGTTTTTGAATCGGCGCCAAGAGCGACGAATGATACTTCGCCGATCTCAGAGCCACGGAGAATATATGCCGGACCAGTTATCTGCTGACCGTTTACCATTGCATTTTTGGTCGCGGAAAGCTCTTCGACATGATCAGAGTATGCCGAAACCGACATTTGCCAGGGAAATCCTTCATCAGCATCGGCAGCAATAGCAGATCCATGCTCATTGCTGAGCAAAGACCCAGATACCGCTAGACCGCCTTCCCCAACATCAAATGATCCGACGCCTGCTCGCTTGCCGTGGTCATGCTGCATAAGCACTGGAACCTTATCGGCAAAAACCGCAGATTCGAGGTCGATAACGACCTGCGACCCAATATAGCGGAACGGTCTCCCGCTATTTGCAATACCGGAGAATGTGCGCGGCGATCCTTCTTCGCCAGCAGCAAATGTCAGCGGAGCTGAAATGTTAATTTTGCTGAGTTTCATCTTGCACCTTATTGTCGGCCCTGCGCCGCTGCTCTTTACCGATTTGCGCAATATTCTGCTCCCAATCGCCGCCAGTCAACTCCGCGGTGGCTTGTTGGGCGGTTTTATATCCGCGAGCTTCCATAATTTCAGCAGCTTTTACCGCCTTAACCTGGTCAACTTCAGGCATCGCAGGCCCATTCCATGTGCATTGCTGATATGCAAATCGCACCAGAGGATCAGAAAAATACCCTGGCTGGACCAATCGCCCGCGCGCTACCGCTTCGTCCATCCATGCGGAGCGAATCTCTGTGCAGTAGGTGGAGATGAAATAGGTGCGCAATTGGACGAAAAATGCCCACGCCATGAGGATAGCTGCGCGCGATGCCGAAAATGATGCGGTGAAATGCATCATCAGCATTTCATAAGGTAACTCAAGGCCCGCCCCGATCTGCTCCGACATTGCCTGTACAAATGGCCCGAATTGAGCATTTGGGATGCCTGGATTGGCAAAAGAAACACTCTCGCCTGGCGCTAAATCAAGAATAGCGCCAGCACCCATCTTGAAATCATCATCCGTGCTTTTCGCGCCCGTCTCGGATGTTGGTTGCATCGAGGCTAAGCCCGATCCCTCGGATGTGACGAAGGCGGTGAATAGGCCGGCAACAACGGCCTGTGTTAGCGCAGCATCAGAGTAATCCCCGAGCTGTCGCAGAGGCTCGATCACCGTAGCCAAATCTGGTACTCCGCGCGTCTGCGCAATGCGCTGCTGACGGAATAGATGGATTGCATTGCGTCGACCATTTCCGGAGAACACTGGAATGCGGTCCCATTTTCGGGATTGCCGATACCCGTCAATCGACGATCCAGGATGGCTCCTAGCAACGTGATAAGCGATCGGCTGTCCTGATTCTGTGCGCTCAACACCGGCGCAAAGCGTAGATGTGTCCCTCGCATTGTCCGGATTTGAGATCCGGTCAGCCTCTACGAGCTGCTCGGCGAGGGAATATGGACCATTACCAGAATCGACCAGAATCGACAGGCAATCTCCGCGGACCAGCATGTTGCGGAGCAAAAGAGCTTGGCGCTGATAAAAGTTGAGCGTCTTGGCGTGATCCGACTCGGCGCTTTCGGCCCAGAGCGCGAATTCATGTTTCTGCCTTTCCTCGATCTCATCCGCTCGATCTTCGCTAAGCCCGATGATTTTGCGATCGATAGATGGTCTTGGCGTGAGTCCGACGCCGATAGTATGCGCGACTTTGGTATTTATCGCCCCGCGAGCTATTGGATTGTTTCGCTCCAGGTCAGCGGATCGTCTCCGCAGCGTGGGAAGGTCGGCGATAATGTCTGAATCCGCGTCTCCGCGCGTTGTCGTCCACCCGGACATTGTGCGGCGCGAGAGATTGGCGCCAGAGTAGGCCGAAGCAAACGCCATCGCAAGGCGTGCCCGCTGCCTCCGCAGTCCGCGCTCAGGATTATGCCAAGCAATCAGCCGATCGATTGCTGTCGGCTTCGCCTTCTCAGCAAGACGGGCGAGCTCTCGGCGGTTCATCGGATTACCGTGACACCCCTAACCCGTATCCCGCCCCGTGATGCGGACATTGCACGCGAACGCAATCTCTGCTCTCGCTCATAGAGCGTGTTCAGCAATTTCGCCGCATCCTGGTACGAAGTTTGCTCTCCGTTGACCGTAACGGCCTGCGGAACGCCGTTGGCACCAACGGCAGACGCCAACGCAGTCTCGTATGTAGAGATCAGAGATTGGACAGTTTCGAGCTGTGACTGGTATGTTTCCGTGGCCATCGGCACGATGATACCAATCTTAACTGTTTCAAAACTATAGAAAAACCGCAGCATGGTAAATTATTTTTGATTTTTACTTTCCAAATATTGACATCCTACTTGAATGGAGTACACTAACAATCAAGGGGAGGCAACAAGCCGCCCCACCAGCCGGAGAAGATCATGATCAACGCAGCTCTTACCATCGTTTGGCTTGCTGTAGTAGTTGGCGGCCTTCTTCTCTCCAACGTGGCAATCAAAATAGAGAGGCAAATCATGCACCACATGCACGAAGCCAACAAGCATGCACCTCGGCGCTATGCATATCGCAACAGCAACGGTAGCACTGTCCACCTGACAAGGGAGCAGCACAGGCGGCTCCAGGCCGCCAGGTTTGGGCGCATGGCTCCTGGCGT